CCCGTCGCCGCCGTAGTGCGATTGCAAAACCCCTTTCGGCGATACCAAGCGGCGCGAAAGGTGTTGGTGCGCACGATGCTGTTGTTGGCCGACGTGCTAGCATGTCCACTAGCTAGCATTCCTGCCTGGTCGTTCACGACCAGGGTCTGGCCAAGTAGCAATAGATGGCGGTTGTCCAGGTGGCACAAGACCCGCAACAGGCGCTTGTACCACCAGACGTAGTCGCCTGTGCACCGCTCCACAGCAGCGATGCGCACATCTGTGGCAGTGGCGAGGTGGTCCTCCATCAAAGAGGCGTCCCACCCCTCTGCGTCCATAGAGGCAACGCCGCCAGTGGCCATCTGGCGCTCCAACGTGCGCGCGATCTTCTCCAAGCCGACATCATGGTGTCCAATGCCAAGCGCCACCACGTCACCGAAGTGGGCTGCCTGGTAGACATCAATCAGGCTGTGGTTGTACTGCACGTGGGCGATCGCGCGGATCAAGCTGTCGACGAACGAGAGATTGTGTATCCGTCGATAGCGCTTGGCAGCCAGCTTCTTGGCCGAATGCGGTTCTCCTTTTACAAAGAGAACCTGAGGATCGCGCAAGGCCAGGCAAGGTCCGGTGAAGTACTTGCGCAAGCGCTCGTCGCAACCCGGCTTGGCGCCCAGCCAAGTCCCGCTGTCATACCAGTGCTCGGTCTCACGGGCAAACGCGACCAAGTGGAGCAAGGCGTAGCGCTCCGCAACGACGTTGTAGAGTTGCTCCTGGTAGTGGAGCTTCACAGCGCCCTTGTTGCCACCATTGGCCCATACGATGCCCGTCCAACCGGAGGACTTCGAGTCATCGGAGCTGATGAACGCCTGGCGATAGCACTCGGGCAAGCAGCACTGCAACTCCCAATCAGCCTGCTGGAACATGGGATAGTCAGTGAACAACTTGTGGCCGGCGCTCTTCCAAGCCTCCGTGAACTCGCGAGCCATGCGAGCCTTGGCCGTAGACCGTCGCTGCCCATCATATCGCAGCGAAGCCATCAAGCCCTCCTCAGAAGTGGAGGGAGTCTTGTAGCTCTCGATGTCCTGCAGCAAGTAGGAGAACGCGACATCCTCTCCACCCACCCGGGCGAAGGCCGCCATCATCTCCTCACTGGGACCTACTGGGTCCGCGTGCTTCTTCGTGCGGACATTCGCGTAGCCAACGTTGCTGAACCCCTGCATGCAAGGGCGCCGGGCGTAGCCCCCCTCGCCACCGTACGCATCATCGTACTGGTGGAAGTGCATCTTCTCGAACGATGCACCACAGTACTCGGGGAGGGCTGGGCACGAAACGCGGAACACCTCCTCGGCGTGGTAGCGACTCAAGACATCCAGCGCGAAGA